GGGCAAGGTCCCGCCGGGCGTCCAGATGCTCACGGCCGGCATCGACGTGCAGCTCGATCACGTTTACTTCCGCGTCTTAGGCCGGGGGTATCTCGGCCAGTGGTGGAGCATCTTCGAGGAGCGCGTGGAGACGGGCCCGACGGACCGGCTGGATAATCTCAAAAAGCTGGAGCCGTACCTCGCCATGCGGTTCGAGCTCTTAGAGGATCCCTCGCTCGTCATGCGCATAGCGCTCGCTGCGATCGACCGCCAGTACAACGCCGAGACGGTCGATGCCTTCTGCTGCCACTATGCCGGCCTGCTGCCGATCATCCCCGTGATGGGCGACGATGGGTTGAAAAAGCAGCCCTGGCAGGTTAGCGCCGCCGCCGGCGGGCGGCTGAAATTGTACCGGCTCAATGTCACGATGTACAAGGACGCCCTCTATCGCGGCTATTTCGAGGCCATCGCCGCCGGACCCGGCTACGGCCACTTGCATCGCGACACGCAGTATTGGGTCTTGGAGCATTTGACCAGCGAGACCAAGGATATTGAGCGCCACGGAGAGCGGATCGTCTGGATCGGCTGGGTGAAAAAGGCCGGCCGGGCGAACCACCTGTGGGACTGCGACGTCTATGCCCGCGCCGCCGCCGAGATCCGGGGCCTCTGGTCGCTGCCGGACCCCGGTGCCGAAACGAAGGCGTCCGTACCGCCGCCCGGCCGGCCGGTGGGACGCCGGCCGATACGGACCAAATATTAACCACGAAGGACACGAAGGGACACGAAATATGAAAGTGTTTTGTGACATCGACGGGGTGCTGACGGACTTTCCAGCGGCGTTTAATCGTCGCTATGGCCTGACGATTCCGCGGGAAGATTTCAATGAGACGGACTTTCCTATGATCATGGGACAATCACCGCAGGAGATCGACGCGGGCTTGGATCAAGAGTTCTGGATGGATCTGCCCTGGATGCCATATGGCCGGCAGTTCTTAGGGCTGTTGGAGTCGCTCTTCGGTGCTGAGCATATCTGCCTGCTCTCGTTTCCGTCCTATTCGCCGGATGGTCCTCGGGGCAAGATCGAATGGGTCCGACGGGAGCTGCCGCAGTACGAGATGCGGCTAATCTTAGCGATGGACAAACGTTTCTGCGCGTCGCCCGATGCGATCCTGTTCGATGACAAGCCCCGCAACGTCACCGAGTTTCGAGAAGCCGGCGGGCAATCCATCCTGGTCCCGGCCCCGTGGAACCAGCCGTATCTATGATCAGCAGGCAATGGATGACTTCAAGAGATACATCAAAGTGCTGTTCGCTAAAACAATAGTCAATCGTCAATAGACAATAGTCAATGAACCATTAGGAGATCAAAATGAGTAAAAAGGATCAGTACAGTTTCCCGACCGTGAGCGTGTGCCCGCGCTGCCGGGGGACCCAAACGCGGGCCGTCTCGACCCAGGGCCGGATTCAGTATCGCATCTGTCGGGCGCCCGTCTGCCGCTATCGCTATACGGTGACGGGGACGCTCATCAAAATAACCAAATCGAAAGAACGAAAGGAGCAAACCAATGGCCAGGAAACAACCAAGTCCGACAGGTCAGACAAGTCTGATCAGCCTGCTGTCGAGGTATCCGGAACTCCGGGACAAACTGACTGAGGCGATGGGAACGGAGCACTTCCTCGTCACGGTGCACTGCCAGCTCGTCAAGCCCGGTGTGCCAGGCGATCTGCAGCACTATCTTTTCCAGAGCAGTTATCCGCCCGGCGATATCGTCAACTCGCTCAAGCACATCGCGACCGTGCACGCGGCGAAAACCAATCCGGCGGCGGACGTTTCGGGGGCTAAAGGCTGGATCTGATGAAAATTCTTTACAACATTGTAAAGAATCTTCATTTTGGGTGAAAAAAACGCTGGAAAGTGCTTGTTTAGGGGCTGGAAAAGCGTCGAAATAGCCTAAAGATTCACAAAGACAATTGAATAATTAGGAAGTTGCGGGCAGATTCTGCCGTCGCCCGCTAATCTTTATGGCGCTGGACAGCACCTCAACACTCGATGACGCCTTAGCTCAGTACAACGATAACCTCGACTGGGACGGGGACGCCACCAAGGCAGGCTTAGCTCTGGCGGCCGTCCGCTGGATTCTGGTCAATCGGCCCCGCATCATCGCTACCAATAACCGCACGGTCAATTTCGACGCCCTCGCCGATGAGAAGAAATGCCTCGAAGAGTTTATCGCGCATGCCGGGGCCAACGTCAATCGCTGCTCCTTCACGCGGGGAGGGATGCTGACGTGACGGTACGAGCGCCCAAACGCAAAGCCAATTCCGAATCGTTCACCGTCGATGGAATGCGCCGCGTCTATGGCGCATTAGGCTATCGCAGCGCCCGCATCGCCGCCTCCGAGGGACGCAGCTATACGGCCTACGCCGGCGAGACGCACGATGAGCGGGACCGGACCAAGCTCGTGAATCAATCTCGCGACTTCATGCGCAACAACGCGATCTACAAAGGCATGATCGAGCGGATGGTCAGCTACATTGTCGGCAACGGTTTCGAGCTGCAACTGACCGGGGCGGCCGATGGGACGATCAAAAAGGTCGAGGGACTCTGGCGGGCGTGGTTCGCCAAGCCGGAGATTCGCAACCTGCTTTCAGGGGCGGAGGTCTCGCGGATGGAGTGCCGCGAGCTTCTGGTAGCCGGTGACATCGCCAACTTGAAAACCGATAAAGGTGTCCTCCAGCTCTTCGAGGCCGAGCAGATCGACTCGACCCAGACCAAGAAATTTCCCAACGGGATCAAAAAAGACGACTTCGGCCGGCCGGTGGAATTTTCGCTGTGCCCCTGGGGAAAGCACGGCATCGATAAAACGAACGCCAGGCTCATCGCGGCGGACAATATTCTCTTTCTGACGAATCCTGAACGGCCCAGCAGCGTTCGCGGCGTGCCCGCCTGCCAGAGCTCCTTCGCCATGCTGCACCGGATCAACGACGTCTGCGACAGCGAGGCCATTGCCTGGCAGCTCCTTTCACGGATGGCCGTTGCAATCACTCGCGAGCAGGGGCCCGAGCAGGGTTACACTGAATCCAAGGAGGACCCGAATAAAACAACCGAGGACCTGGAAGGGGATCTCGCCACGCGATTGACGGAGCTGGATTACGCCCTGATCTTTCACGGCAAACAGGGCGAGGGTGTGGCCGGCATTGAGCGTAATATCCCCGGGATGAACTTTTCCGAATCGCTGCGGATGTTCCTGCGGCTCCTGGGCCTGCCGATCGGCTGCCCCCTGGAGCTGGTCCTGCTCGACTGGACCAAAAGCAACTACAGCCAGTCGAGGGCCGTCTTGGAACAGGCGTTCGAGAACTTCCTTTTCTGGCAGTACAAACTGCGTGACTTTTTTTACGGGCCGCTCTTCGAGTGGAAGCTCAGTCATTGGCAGAGTCAGGACAGCGGCGGCATCGGCAAGAACAATAAATTTGCAGCCAACTGGATCATGCCGACCTTCCCCTGGATCGACCAGCTCAAAGAAGTTCAGGCCTATGCCGAGAAGGTCGAGCGCGGCTTCACGACGCACAGCCAGACCTGCAAGTCGCTCAAGCTCGATCCCGATGAGGTCCTGGAGCAGCGGGAGTCCGAGATTCGCAGCGCCATCGAGCGGGCCCAGCGGATCGAGAAAGAGACGGGCGTCCTGGTCCCCTGGCAGCATTTTGCAGGTTTGAAGCCTCCGGTAGCGGCCCCGGCGAAGTCAGATGAACCGGACCCGTCCGGCAAACCTGATGATCAGGAAGAAGACGAGGACAAAGATGCCTAATTCCATCATTGCCGAATATCAGTCGCAGCCCTGGCTCATGGAGCCGGCGGCCCTGAAGGCCTTCATCGAGCGGGTGGCGGGCCTGCCGGAGAATGCCTCGCTGCTCGGCGTCACCATCGAGCGCAAACCCGCCTTGCTGGAAGTGGCCGGCGGCGTCGCCCGCATTCCCATCAATGGCGTGCTGCTGCCGAAAGTTCCGAGCTGGATGCGCCTGTGGGATTTGAACGTCACGGGCTACGACCAGATCACCGCCCAGGTCACTGAGGCAACCGGCCGTAAAGACGTCACCGCGATCGAGCTGGCGATTGATTCGCCGGGCGGCATGGTCGCCGGCGTCATGTCCGCCGCCGATGCGATCTTCAATGCTCGCAGCGTCAAACCCGTCACCGCCGTTATCACCAATTTAGGTGCCAGTGCGGCCTACTGGCTCGCCTCGCAGGCCCGGACGATTGCCGCCGCCGACGCCAACACACTGGCGGGCTCCATCGGCGTCTATAGCGTTTACGTCGATTGGTCCAAGGCCCTCGCCGATGAAGGATTAAAGATCATCGTGATCCGTAGCGGCGAGCATAAGGGCATGGGCCTCGATGCGATCACCGAGTCGCAGATCGCCGCCATCCAGCAGTATATCGACGCCACGGCCGCCAACTTCATTGCCGCCGTCGCCCGCGGCCGCGGCCGCACGATTGAAGATATCGCCCCCCAGGCCACGGGCCAGCTCTGGATCGCCGTGGCGGCCCGCGAGCTGGGCCTGATCGACGCCGTAATCGACGGCGCGATGAAAAACAGCCAAACAACTCAAATTCAAGGAGATCAACACATGGACCCCATTCAAGCCAACGCAGAACTCGAAAAAGTCAAAACCGACTCGGCCAGGTCGGCCCAGAACGATGAGCGTATTCGCATGTCGCAGCTCAAGACGGCGTTTGTCGATGATCCGGATTTCGCCATCAAGGCGTTCACGGAAGGCTGGAGCCTCGAGCA